CCAACTTTAAAACCCATTGCTTCAGTTTTTGCAGTAAGTTTTTTGATAACAAAAGCGTGAACAGCATTTTCACGGATAACTTTGATGTAATTTTGACCTGGTTGTACAGAACAGTTTTTTTCAAAGTTCGCTAAAGTTTCATCATAATAACTTGAGCCTTCAGCACGGCCTTTTTCAGTCCATTTTGCATAGTCAAGTTTTGAACCTTCAATTAAGTTCTTTACGCCTTCATCTAAGGTCTTTGCAGATTTAGTTACTTGTACAGTCATATTATTGTCCTTTCTTCATAGTTAATACAGTCATTATACCAGATATGGCCATAATGGCAACCATTATTCCGAACATAAACCAGTTTTCTTGTCCCATACAAGCACCGGCACAGTCCTCAATACTTCCGACTGCTAAAATAGCAGCCAAAATAGTAGTTATTGCGAAAAAATTAGTCATAAATTGTTGTCCTTTCTCATTTTTCATTATAGTTATATAATATCATAGATAAATAGTGTCGGCAAGCACTTTTTTAAAAAAAATCAATTAAAAAAGCAAGTAAAATCAAGGGTTTATGAATTATTTTGTTCTAGTTTTGTTCTTTTTTCTCATTTCCTGCTCAGGAGCACGCCAAAATTGCAAAATTTCGCCAGATTTAGAGCGAATCGGCGAATCAGCATTAGAAAATAGAGAAAATTTATCAGAAACCGAGCTTCGAAGTGGCAAAGTTGCTTGTAATTTTTAGCCTAAATATAAAAAAGAGAGGTATTAATGGAATATTGCAGTAATTGTGGGCATCAATGTCATTGTGGCAGCCCTTGTATCAAAGAACATACAGACGGCGACGGAAAAAAGATTGAAATTGAGTGTTGCAAAGAATGTAGATGTGATACTCCAGTCAAAAAATAGGATTTTATGGCAAAAATGAGAATGTTTAAGTTTTGGAATGAAGCAGGTGATACACAAGAAAAAGAAGAGATTAGTTTAAAGAAAGCTATCAGGTCAGTTCAATCTCAATTTAAAGACACAATGATAAGTGTTGAGTATATTAGTAAAAAAGGTAAAGAGATGTGTCATTCAGTAATCATACCAATTGGTAGAAAAGTTAAACAAGCAATGATACAAGAGAGAAGACGAGAAGCTTTAAAAGCGAAACAGGCTAGATAATGCCGGCAGTTTGTAGAGTTGGTGACAGTTTATCTACAGGACACATATGTGCCAGCACCACTACTATAGCTTCATCTAATACAGATGGTACCGTTAAAGCAAATGGTATCAATATTATTGTTGTAGGTGCGCCTACAGTATCACACCCATTTCCACCAGCACCACCTTGTGCTCCACATGTTGCAAACTTAAACGCAGGTTCACCAAATGTATTTGTGAATAGTATTCCTGTAGGTAGAATTGGTGATAGTGCAGATGCAGGTGCTATGACTTCAGGCTCTTCTAGTGTTTTTGCAAATTAAGTTGCAAAAAACTTTATAAATATTACCGTTATGGCAGTTTATGACGCATCATCTAAAAGTAAGAGTACACGAAATTCCAGAAGGTTTAGGGATATTGACCTAGACTTTAACCGTAATGCTGTAACAAATGATGTTAATGTTGTTGAAGATGTGGTTGCTATTAAGAGAGCAGTAAAAAATTTAGTACAAACTAATTTTTACGAAAGACCATTTCAACCTGAATTAGGTTGTGGTGTTAGAGAGTTATTATTTGAACCTTTTACACCAATGACTGGTATATTTTTAAAAAGAAAAATAGAAGAAGTTTTAATCAACTATGAACCAAGAATTGATTTACAAAATGTTAGAGTTGATGACGACCAAGATAATAACAGATTAGTTGTTGACATTTATTTTTATGTAGTAGGTGTTCCAGGTCCACAAGTAGTCACAACATTTTTACAAAGGCTAAGATAATAAATGTCAACTCACAAATTAATAGTATCAGATTTAGATTTTGACCTAATAAAAACAAATCTTAAAAACTTTTTACAAGGTCAATCACAATTTCAGGATTATGATTTTGAAGGTAGTTCATTATCAGTTCTATTAGACATTTTATCTTACAACACACACTATCTTGCTTATCTAGCAAATATGGCAACCAATGAGTTGTACTTAGATAGTGCAGACATTAGAAACAACATTGTATCATTGGCAAAAATGATTGGTTACACACCATCATCACCAAGAGCACCAATGGCCAATATTAATGTTAGATTAAATAATGCAACAGGCACCTCAGTAACTATGAACAAAGGTACAGTTTTTACAACAACTGTAAATGATGTATCTTATCAATATGTAACTAATTCAGATTTTACAACTATTCCTGTAAACGGTGTTTATGAGTTTAGTAACATTACAATTTATGAAGGCACACTTGTAACATTTAAATACACTTATGATATAAATGATGTTGACCAAAGATTTATTATTCCAAGTGCAAACGCAGATACATCAACTTTAAAAGTTTCAGTTCAAACTAGTTCAAGTGATTCATCAACATCAACATACTCACTTGCAGGTGGTTATAATAGTGTTAACTCAACTTCTAAAGTTTATTTTATACAAGAAAGTGAAGATAACAAATATGAAGTTTATTTTGGTGACGGTATTAATGGCGCTTCTTTAGATGACGGCAATATTGTTATCTTACAATACATTGTTACAAATAAAACAGCAGCTAACGGTGCAAGTTCATTTAGTTTACAAGGCAATGTTGGAGGATTTACAAATGTTTCTATTACAACAAATTCATCAGCACAAGGTGGTGCTGAGGGTGAAACAGATGAATCAATTAGACATAATGCACCATTACAATATGCAGCTCAACAAAGGGCAGTAACAACTACAGATTACGAAACACTTGTTCAATCATTATATCCAAATGCATTATCAGTTAGTGCTTGGGGTGGTGAAGATGATGAAACTCCAAGATATGGTATTGTTAAGATTGCAATTAAGGCCGCTTCAGGTTCTACTTTAACAGAAACAACAAAACAAAGTATTATTGATTCATTAAAACCTTACAATGTGGCTTCAGTATCTCCTCAAATTGTTGACCCACAAACAACTTCAATATTGTTAACTGTAAATGCAAAGTATGATGCTAAATCAACAACTAAATCTACAGATACTTTAAGGTCAGATATTATAACATCAATTACAAATTACAATACATCAACATTACAAAAATTTGATGCAGTATTCAGATATTCAAAATTGACAGGTTTAATTGACGGTACAGATACAAGTATTTTATCAAACATTACCACAATTAAAATGAGAAAAAGTTTTACACCTACTTTAGCATCATCTACAAGATATGACATTTATTTTAGAAATGCTTTATTCAATCCACATTCAGGACACAATACAGCTGCAGGTGGTATTTTAAGTTCAACTGGTTTCAAAGTAACAGGTAGTGATTTTGAAATGTTTTTAGATGATGATGGTGCAGGCAATGTTAGAAGATATTATTTACAATCAGGTATCAGAACATATGCAAATGAAACACAAGGCACAATTGATTATGCAACAGGTCAAATTACACTTAACTCTTTAAATGTAGCGTCTATTTCAAATATTAGAGGTGCATCATCTACAGTTATTGAATTAACAGTACAACCAAATTCAAATGATGTTGTACCTGTTAGAGACCAAATTGTAGAAATAGATGTAGCAAATTCAAGCATATCAGTTACAGCAGACACATTTGTTGGTGGTTCTGCCGAAGCTGGTGTAGGTTACACACCAACAGCAAGTTATTAATGAACAATGGCAAAATTTAATGATAAAATTTCAACAATACTTAACAGCCAATTACCAGAATATGTAGTTGCTGACCACCCTAAATTTGCCGAATTTTTAAAAGTCTATTATCAATTATTAGAATCTGCCGAATTAGAAGTAACATCTGTTTTATCTACAACAGGTATTTTATTACAATCAGAAACAGGACAAGAAAACAATTTAGTTTTAAACTCTAGTAGAATTGACACAGCAAGAACATCTTTAGATGCTGGTGATAAAATTCTTTTAGAAGAGTCTGACTATGGTAAATTTACAAGAGGTGAAACTATTGTAGGTCAAACTACCGGTGCAACTGCTGTAGTTTTAGTTGAAGACTTAGATAATAATAGATTAATTATTTCAGCACAAGATAAGTTTGGTCTTACTGAAGATGTAGTTGGTCAATCTTCAAATGCAAGAGCAACTATTAATAATTACAAACCAAATCCTGTAAATAACATAGTTGACTTAATTAACTTTAGGGATCCTGATAAAGTTATTAATCACTTCTTATTTAATTTTAGAGATGAATTTTTAGCAACACTTCCTGAAAACTTATCAATAGGTGTTGACAAAAGAAAATTAATTAAAAATGTAAAGTCTTTATATAGAGCAAAAGGTTCTGTAAGAGGACACGAAATGTTTTTCCGTATTTTATTTGGTGAAACATCTGAAACTTTATATCCAAGAGAAAACTTATTAAAGGCTTCTGACGGTCAATTTGACTCTTTAAAAGTATTAAGAGTTATTGCATCTGTTGGTGACCCTACTTTATTAATTGGTAGACAGATTACAGGACAATCTTCAGGTTGTGTTGCAATTGTAGAAAATACTTCTACATTCCAAATTGGTTCTGATACAGTTACACAATTAATATTAAATGCAGATAGTATTGTAGGTAATTTTACAATAGGTGAAGTTGTACAAGGAACAAGTTCAGACGGTGATGATTATTTTATTAAAGCAAATGTTACAGGTATTCCTGGAACAAAATTAATTACAAATGATGGTTCATTAAATACCATCACAGATACAATTACAGTTACAGCAGGTGGTCAAGGTGCTTTATTTCAGGTAGAAGAAATAGGACCTGGTAGTATAACAGATATTATAATTGATAATGGTGGAACAGGTTATGAAGTAGGTGATGCATTAACATTTAATAATTCAGGCACAAACGGTAATAATGCGGCCGGTTTTGTTAAAATTGTAAATGGTGGTTTTGAGGGTGAAGACGGCACAAGTGATATGTCAACTGGTGACAGAATTGTTTTAGAAGATGCAACGCAATCAGGTGATAGATATGCTGGTGATGTAATTGTACAAGAGAAATTTACAGACTTACAACCTATTACAGATATTTTCTTAACAAATGCAGGTAGTCAATATACTGTAACACCTACTGTGAGTGTTACATCATCAACAGGTACAAGTGCAACAATTAGAGCATATGGTGATGATATTGGTAGAATTGTAAAATTAAAAACAGTTGAATTAGGAAAAGGTTATGAAACTGCTCCTACTCCTCCTGTTTTAGGTTTCTTTAACAATATGATTGTAACTTCAGTTTCAGGAACATTTTTAACAAATGGTACAGTTACAGGCGGAACATCTGGCGCTACAGGTACAATTGTTAGTTTAGATACTGATAGAGGTTTATTAAGAATTAAAGCAGTTTCAGGAACATTTACAATTGATGAAACAATAACATCAAACACTTCAGGTACTTGTACTCTTAAAAAATTAGATGTTTCAACTGCTACTGTAAATGTTGTGTCAGTTGCAGATACAGATGGTGCATTTATTAGTGAAAGAGGTAAAGTTTCAGAAACAACAATGAGAATACAAGATAGTTTATATTACCAAGATTTCTCATATGTGTTAAAAGTTGGCCGTTCTATTAATGAATGGCGTGATGCATTTAAAAAGACAATGCACACAGCAGGTTTTTATTTTACAGGTCAAGTTAATATTCAAAATAGATTAAATGTTAGAGCAATCGGTCCTGTTATAGGTTCTGTATCAAATGTAACAGACGAACCATTATTTGCAATTGTCAATACTTTATTCTCTACAATATTTGGTAGAAGATTGGGAACAGTTGATGACGGAACATCATTAAGAGCAAATCCTCAATCAGAAGGTGCAATTGATAGTAATGCTTTAACAAAAGACCACTTTACTTCAAACACAAGAGATTTGACATTAACAAGAGAAGCAATTGAGTTTGATATTCAAAGTAGAATGAAAAGAACAATTACAGATGAAAACGGTAATCCAATACAAATTAAAAGAGGTTTTGCATATGCAGGACCTAGATGGTCAAGTATTAATAGATACGCAAATACTGTGTATGGTGTCAGCAATCCAGGTTCATATGCAAACACATTTGAAAACTTAGAAAATCTTAAAATATCTGGCACAGATACTAGTTTTGATGGTCGTAACGGTATCTTTATATTTTCTTCAAATGAAAATGCAAGATTATTAAAAACAAATTATGCGTTTCCTTCATCTCTAGCCTTTAATGCTGAGAGTTTTGATAATACATTGACTAGATTTGACTTTGATACCATTACTTTTGATGATACAACACCATAAAAATAGTATAAATAGTGTAAGAGGGTTTAATTACAAATGGCAAAATTAACAATCAATAGAGGTACTTTAGCAAATGACGGAACAGGTGATAACCTCCGTGACGGTGCTAATAAAATCAATCTAAATTTTGATGAAATTTATACAGCTATTGGTGACGGTACTACAGTTGACGGTACAGTAAAATTTGCTGATGATTCATCTACAGTTGCAACTATCTCAGCAAACGGAGAAACTTTAAGAGTTCTTGGTGGTGCTGGTATTGATACAACTATTTCAGGTAATGATTTAACTATTGCAACAGATAGTTCAGTTGTTACATCTACTGAGGTTGCAACATTTACAAATAAATCAATTGCATTAGGTAGTAATACAATTACAGGTACTACAGCAGAATTTAATACAGCATTAACTGATAATGATTTTGCCACATTAGCAGGTTCAGAAGCTCTTACAAATAAAACAATTGATGCAAGTTCAAACACTTTATCAAATATTGCAAATGGTTCATTAACAAATTCATCCATTACAATTAGAGATGATAGTTCTACCGAAGATGCTGTATCATTAGGTGAAACTTTAATTGTAACAGGTGGTACAGGTATTACTTCAAGTGTTGCATCAAACACATTAACTTTAGATATTGATTCTACAGTTGCAACATTAACAGGTTCACAAGAATTAACAAACAAAACTATCAATGCATCATCAAACACAATATCAAATATTGTAAATGCAAACTTGTCAGGTTCAGCTGCAATTTCAAATGCTAACTTAGCAAATTCATCAATTACTTTTGGTGATGATGCTATTAGTTTAGGTGGTACACAAACTACAATTACAAATTTAAGTTTAGACGGTTCAACAGGAACAATTGACTTAACAAGTTCAGGTAACAAATTAAGATTTAACTATGCAGGCACAGGTTCATTTCCAAGTGAATCAACTTACGAAGGTATGTTTGCATATGATACAACAGGTAATGAGGCCTATGTTGCAGACGCAGGTGGTTGGGTAAAACTATTAAATGAAAACAGTTCAGTATCAGCACACGCTGATGTTAATATTACAGGTATTGCTGACGGATATATTTTACAATGGTCATCAGCACAGGCAAGATTTAACGCAGTAGCAAATTCAGGTTCATCATTTACAACGGATAAATCCAATATAGGTGATGGCACAACAACGGCCTTTACCGTTGCGGCCGGTAGAACAGTAGATGATGTATTAGTATTTGTAAACGGTATTTGTTTAGTACCAACAGATGACTATACAATCAGCTCAACAACATTAACATTCACAACAGCTCCGACAGCGGCCGCTGAAATTGTGTTTAGGTATTTGGGATAATTAAATGGGAACAATAACAAGAAATTTTGCAAACTCAATAACTGCTACATCAACTTTAGATGCAGGAGTTAACTTTAAAAATTTATTAATTAATGGTGATATGACTGTATATCAACCAGCTGTTACTAAGACAAGTATTACAGCAGATGAAAACCAAGCCGGTGCTGATAGATATAATTTAAGAGTAAATGCTAGAACATCTTGGGCAGGAACACTTGCAAATGAACCAACATTTGTTCCTACAAATCAAGGATTTAAAAAGGCATTATATGTCCAAACAACAACTGCTGAAACTTCAGTTAATGTTGCTGAGATTGTAAGAATAGGTCAAAAAATTGAAGCAAATTTATTACCTCATTTAAAATATGGAACAGAAAATGCACAACCATTAACTTTTTCATTTTGGGTAAGAAGTTCTGTAACAGGAACATTTGTATCTGAATTGTGGCATAGAGACCATCCTAGTGATACAGGATATAATAGTCAATCTTTTACTATTAGTTCTGCTGATACTTGGGAAAAGAAAACGGTAACTTTCCAAGGCGATACAGTAAATGGGTTTAATTATGACACAGGCATAGGTTTAGAATGTAATATTTGGTTAGGTGCAGGTACTAATTACACTTCAGGCGGTTCTACTACAGGTGGTGTGTGGTCAACAGATGCAACTAAAAGAGCATTCGGAACAAGTAATAATTTTATCAATACATTAAATGCTAATTTTTACACAACTGGTTGGCAATTAGAAATTAGTGAAACAGCCACAGATTTTGAGTTCTTGCCTTATGATGTGAATTTAGGAAGATGTCAAAGGTATTATTTTGAAGAAGGTAATAATGCTCAAGGTTTTGTTGCTGGTGCTTTTAATGTTAGTGACTCACCTTTTAGATATACATTTATGAAACCTATGAGAGCAGCACCTACAGCTTCTATAGGTGGAACAATAAATACAGATTTAAAACTTTATAGTGCTGGAAGTGATAAAACTTTAGGTAGTGTAGGATTTTCAGCCATTACTACACATGGTGCAAGAGTAGATATATTTGCTTCTGGTCAATTTACTGCAGGTCAAACAGGACATTTCTATTTACTTAATAACACAGGAAAATTTAAATTTAATGCGGAGTTATAGATGATAGAAACAGTAACAAAAATAATAAATACAATTGATAATTCAATTACATACAAAATTGTTTTACAAGACAATTCCACAATTTTTGTACCCCTAGACCCAGCAAACACAGATTACCAAGCAATACAAGAGTGGATAGCAGACGGTGGAACAGTAATAGATAATCCACCAGAATAGTATGAAAACTTGTATAAATATTGAGTAAGGAAGAAATAGAAAACTATGCCAGCAATTATAACAGATAAATTTAGAATTCACAACTCAGAGCAGTTTCAGGAGTCCTTTTCTGAAGCATCTCCTAATGTTTACTATCTTGGAATTGGTAGACCACAAGCGTTTGCCACACAAACAAGAGCAGATAGTAGAACAGAAAACCAAGGTACAGATTCAAATCCTGTAACACCTGTAGATTGTGTAGATACTCAAACACTAACTTATGATGACTTACTGGCAGTCAAAAAGATTACTAGTTCAGATGTAGAGTTTGTTACACCAAGAATTAACTGGACAACAGGTACAGTTTACGACTATTACAGACACGATTACGGTAAAAGAATTACAGGTACTACAACAGCACAAACTTCAAATACAGGTGCTTCAAATTTATTTGATGCAAACTTTTATGTATTAACAGCAGCTAGAAATGTTTACAAATGTTTAGATAACAATTCAGGTGCAAATTCAACTGTAGAACCTACAGGTACTTCAACATCTATTTTAACAACTGCCGATGGATATAAGTGGAAATATATGTACACTTTATCTGCTTCACAACAAGCAAACTTTTTATCTACAGACTTTATGGCAGTTTCAACAAATTCAACTGTATCATCAGCCGCTGTTGACGGTGCAGTAAACATATGTAAAATTAAAACTGCTGGTTCAGGTGGTACAGACGGTACTCATACAGGTATTGCAATTAGAGGTGACGGTGCTTCAGGTACAGTTTCAGTCACAGTAACATCTGGTGCAGTAACAGCCGTAACAGTTACAAATGCAGGTACAGGTTATACTTTTGGTACAATCTCAAATGCACAAATCGTAGCCGCTGGTGCAACTGGTTTGACAGGTGCAGAAATTGATGTAATTATCGAACCAAAAGGTGGCCACGGATTTAATGCAGTAGAAGAATTAGGTGCTTTCTTTGTAATGATGAATACAAGTTTAGAAGGTACAGAAAGTGCAAACTCAGGTGATGTCACAGTAGCAAATGATTTTAGAAAAGTTTGCTTAATTAGGGATCCAAATGCAGGTGGTTCAGCTGCTTCAGCAAATACATTAAGAGCTACTTACGCAGTTAACTTAACAGGTGTATCAGGAACATTTACTGCTGATGAAGAAATTAATCAAGCAACAACTGGTGCAGTAGGTAAAGTTATTGAATGGGATTCAGTAAACAGTATTTTATATTATATTCAAACAAAATTCAATGATGAAGGAGTAGATAGTAACGGTAATCAAACTGCTTTTAGTGGAACAAACGCTATAACAGGTCAAAGTTCTAGTGCAAGTGGAACACCAACCACATCAACTAGTACAATTAATAATGTTTCATTTACGAGCGGATATTCAAGTCCGGAAATTGACCATGACTCTGGTGATATTCTCTATGTAGAAAATAGAGCACCAATAACTAGAGCAGCCGACCAGACCGAAAATATCAAACTGATTATTGAATTCTAGGGGAGATTAAATGCCAAGTCCAACAGATTTTAACCTCTCGCCTTATTATGATGACTTTGCAGAGTCAAAGAAGTTTCATAGAATACTTTTTAGACCGTCATTTGCAGTACAGGCTAGAGAGTTAACACAATCACAATCTATTCTACAAAACCAAGTAGAAAGAGTATCAGACCACCTTTTTGAAAAAGGTGCAATGGTTATTCCTGGCGAAATTGGTTATGACTTAAATTACTATGCAGTCAAACTTACTTCATTTACAGATTCAGCCGCAGTTGGTGTAACATTAGCAGACTTTGTTGGATTAGAATTAACAGGTCAAACTTCAGGTGTAAAAGCAAAAGTAATTAATACATCTGCCACAGACGGTACAGACCCAAATACTTTATTTGTTAAATATGTAGATTCAGGTACAAATAATTCAACTGAAGCTTTTGCAACTGGCGAAACAATTTCAGTATCAACTACTTTACAAAGTGTAGTTACAACAGTTTCAGCAGTAGTAAATAGTACAGCAACAGGTTCAGCTGCTTATGTGGCTGCCGGTGTTTATTACATCAACGGTTTTCATGTTCAAGTTAATGAACAAACTTTAATTTTAGACAAATATTCAAACACACCAAGTTATAGAGTTGGTTTAACAGTTACAGAATCTTTTGTAACTCCAAATGATGATAACTCTTTAAATGATAACGCAGCTGGTACTTCAAATGTCAATGCTCCAGGTGCTCATAGATTTAAAATAGATTTAACACTTGCTAAAAAAGCATTAACAGCTGTTGATGATGCAAACTTTGTAGAATTACTTAGACTTAAATCAGGTATTTTACAAAACCAAGTTAGAACAACTGAGTATGCAGTATTAGAAGATACTTTAGCAAGAAGAACATTTGACGAATCAGGTGATTATGCAGTTAGAAATTTTGATTTAGATTTAAGAGAACATTTAATCTCAGGCAACAATAGAGGTATTTACACAGCAGTTAATGGTGGTAGTGAATCTAAGATTGCCGCTGGTATGGGACCAGGTAAAGCATATGTTAAAGGTTATGAAATTGAAACTATCGGTACTACTTTTGTTGATGTAAACAAAGCAAGAGATTTCGATACACAAAATAACTTTACAACAAAATTTGATGTAGGTAACTATGTCAATGTTACAAATATTTACGGTTCACCTGATATAGGTTTCGTATCTGCCGCTACTGAAGCATTTAAAAGAGTTAACTTATACAGTACACTAACAAGTTCCAGAGGAACAGAAAATGCAGGTAGTGGTGCAAGTATCAATACAATTGGCCGTGCTAAATCCAGAGGTTTCCAATATGTAACGGGAACACCTAGTAGTTTCACATTTGCAAGTTCAGGTCTTACAGATGCAGTTTACAGACATTATTTGTTTGATATTAATATGTTCACTCATTTGAACATTAGAACAAATCAATCATTTACAACTGGCGAAACTATTACAGGTTCAACTTCAGGTGCAACTGGTACTGTAGAAAGTATATCTACTACAACTGCCGTAGCTGCATCATCAATAACTGTTGCAAGTCCAGGTGTTGTATCAGCAACAGCACACGGCTTAAAAGAAGGCCAGCAAATTACATTTAGTGCAATTTCAGCCCAAAATAATTCGGTTGCTATGTCAACAAGTGATGTGTTTACAGTTAGAAATCCAGGCACAAATGATTTTGAATTATATGAAAGTGATGGAACAACAGCAACAAATATTACTTCATATTCATCTTCAGGTAATGTATTACACGGTGTTGTAATTTGTTCAAGTGTAAATGGTGCATTTATTCCTGGTGAAACAATCACAGGCGGTACTTCAAGCAACACAGCTATTATTCAAACAGATGCAGTTGGTTTAAGAGGAGTTAGAACACACGATTTTTCTGCTACTAAACAAATTGGTATGGCAGGTTCTCCAACTTATACTGCTGATGTTAATAGAAGTGCAACATATGGTGAAAGTTTACAAGTCACTGGTACTTTATCAGTAGCAAATAGTGGTGATGCAGTATCAGGTTTTGGTACTTTATTTACAACTGAATTAAAAGTTGGTGATGAGATTACATTTAATACAGACGCAGGTACTTCATTAACTAGAATTGTAGAAGCTATTATTTCAGATACAAGTTTAACAATTTCAGTTGCAGTTGGTGGTTCAGATGTTTCTACTAAAACTGTTGCAACAAGAAATAGAGGTAGATTACAAGATTCACAAAAAAATATTTCTATCTTTAAATTACCTAATGATGCAGTTAAAACATTAAAGACCACATCAAACAATGGTATTACAGATACAAACTTTAAAGTAAGAAGACAATTTGTATTACAATTATCATCTGGTTCAGGACAAATTTCAGCAGGTACAAATGAAACTTTTGCAAGTTTAGCTGAAGGCGATTATACAATTTCAATATCTGCTATTAACGCAGCTTCAGTTGGTGCAACAGGTAACATACTAAGTTTAACAGGTAATAATGGAGATGGCAACCCTATCTTTACACTATCTGGTTCTCCAACAGGTAAAACACTTGATATAGATTTTGGTACTGCTTATGCTGATGCCGAATTAAAAATTTTAGCAACAGTTAACCGTTCAGTTGCAGGTTCAAAAACAAAAACATTAAACTCTGGTTCAACTGTAGCCATTTCTAATCAAACAACAATTCAAAGTGGCACAATCGGTTTAGGTAAAGCAGATGTTTATACAATTAATGCAGTTTATATGGCTGCTGATTTCTCAACACCAGCAACTACAAGTGATACAAACATTACAAGTAGATTTGATTTAGATACAGGTCAAAGAGATAACTTCTATGACATTGGTAGATTAAAATTAAAAGATGGTGAATTAACACCAACAGGTAGACTATTAGTTAATTTTGATTTCTTCTCACACGGTTCAGGAGATTATTTTGATGTTGACTCTTACTCAGGTGTTGTAAACTATGCAGACATTCCAGAATATACTTCAGATACTACAGGTAGAACATATCAATTAAGAGATTGTTTAGACTTTAGACCACGAGTTGATGATGCGTCAACTATTAATTCAGGTGGCCAAGATAGAAGTTATGATGGTTCAGGTGCATCAACAGTAGATGTTGTTAAGTTTGGTGATGATGTAACAACTGACTTTGAATTTTACTTACCAAGAATTGATAAAATTTTCTTAGATAAAGAAGGTGCTTTTAAAGTTGTAGAAGGTGCGTCTTCTTTAAACCCACAAGTTCCTAAAAACTTAGACAATGCAATGCATTTATATACATTGTATCTAGCGCCTTACACACTATCTACCGAAGAAATTGAAATTATCACTGTAGATAATCGTAGATATACAATGAGAGATATTGGTAGATTAGAAAAGAGAATTGAAAACTTAGAATACTATACTCAATTATCTTTATTAGAAACACAAACACAAAATTTACAAATACAAGACGCTGAAGGATTTGATAGATTTAAAAATGGATTTATTGTAGATAACTTTACAGGTCACGGTATTGGTGATGTAGGTAATTTAGATTACAAAGTTGCAATGGATATGGCTCAAGGTGAGGCAAGACCATTATGTAAAACAGATTCAGTACAATTAATTGAGGCAGATGATGATGGCACAACTATTATTGCTTCAGATAGAACAGACAACAACTATGCTAAAACTGGTGATTTAATTACATTACCTTACCAAGAACAAACATTAGTTGACCAACCTTTTGCAAGTAAATTTATCAATGTTAACCCATTCAATGTATTCACTTGGGTAGGTACAGTAGAGTTAGACCCACCAGGCGATGAATGGAAAGAAACTGAAAGAGTTCCTGAATTAGTTGTTAACCAAAATGGTATGTTTGATACTATGGTTGCAAACTTAGGTAATCCAAATCTACAAGAAATTGAAATGGGTACAGTTTGGAATGAATGGCAAGACAATTGGGTAGGAAGACCTGTTGAAGGTGGTGCAAGAGATATTGGTGGTACATTTAGAGAACAAACATTTGCTTTTGGTGTTCCAAGAAGAGTTTTACAAAGACAAGAAATTACAACTGTTCAACAAGTAAATCAAACAAGAACAGGTGTTAGAAATGTATTAGTACCACAAGTTGTAAGAAATTCATTAGGCGACAGAATTATTAATGTTGCATTTATACCTTTCATTAGAAGTAGAACAGTAAACTTTACAGGTACAAGATTTAAACCTAATACAAGATTATATGCTTTCTTTGATAACATTGATGTAAGTTCATATATTACACCTACAGGTGGTGCATTAGGTGGAAACATTATTACAAATGCTAATGGTGAAGTATCAGGTGCGTTTGCAATACCTGACCCTACAGTAAACTCAAATCCAAGATGGCGTACAGGTGAAAGAGTATTCAGATTAACAAGTTCATCTACAGATGACAGAAATTCAGATATTGCTACTGCTGGTGAAGCAGACTATATCGCTAGAGGTACTTTAGAAACAGTTAGAGAAACAATTGTTTCAACAAGAGAACCTAGACTTGTTAGAGAAAACACTACAGAAACTAGAACAATTGCTAGAACATCTACAAGAACAGCCAATAGACAAGTTGGTTGGTGGGATCCTCTTGCTCAAACATTCTTAATTGATGACCCAGGAGGAGTTTTCATTACTTCACTTGACTTATACTTCCAATCTAAAGACGATAATATTCCTGTTACTGTTCAAATTAGAGAAGTTGTTAATGGTTATCCTTCAACTACAATTTTACCATTCTCGGAAGTAACTTTAAATCCAAGTTCAGTTAGTGTAAGTGAATTAGGAACAACAGCAACTACATTTACATTCCCAAGTCCTGTTTACATACAAGAAAATGTTGAATACTGTTTTGTTGTATTGGCTAACTCAGCAAACTATAATGCTTATGTGGCAAGAATAGGTCAAACAAATTTAGGTTCTGATAGAACAATATCACAACAACCATATGCTGGTGTATTATTTAAATCTCAAAATGGTTCTACTTGGACTGCTGAACAAAATGAAGATATGAAGTTCAAACTAAAAAGAGCAGAATTTAGTAATGTTACAGGTAATGTTACTTTTGTTAATGATACATTGCCAAGCAGAACACTTAAAAATAATCCATTAAGAACAACAAGTGGTTCAGATGTTATTAGAGTTTTCCATCCAAACCACGGTATGCACGGAACATCAAACAATGTTACAATTTCTGGATTAGAAGCAAGTACAAGTTACAATGGTATTAATGGTTCTTCTATTAACGGAACATACACAAGTATTTCAAATGTAACATTAGATAGTTATGATATTCAGATTGCAGACAGCTCAACTGCTACATCAACAGGTGATGCTGGTGGTTCTACAGTTGTTGCAACTCAAAACAGATTGTATGATGTTGCAATGTTAAACATTCAAACTATGACTGTTCCTGATACAAGTATTTCAACCTCAATTAGACCTACAAGTGGTAAGTCAGTACACGGTTCTGAAACAGAATTTAGTTTAACATCAAGTACAAATGCAATTTCAGTTGTTGCAAATGATAATATTTACTTTGAAGTGCCTCAAATGGTGGCTAGTGATATTAACCAAACAAATGAAATGTCTGGTAGTAAATCATTATTTGTAACTTGTTCATTAAGTACATCAAATACAAAATTATCACCTGTAATTGATACTCAAAGAATTAGTATGATTACAGTTCAAAACAGATTGAACAGCCCTACAGCTATTAATCATCCGACATTTAGAGATGATGAACAATCAAGTGGTTCATCTACAGCGGCTATTTACTGTACAAGACCAATTGTATTAGATAACAATTCTACAGCATTAGAAGTAAGATTAACTTCAAATGTAAGGTCAGATGCCGAAGTTGAAGTGTATTATAAAATTACATCTTCCGAAGAAGTTAGAGATATTAAAGATTTAAATTGGGTACCATTTAATGGTGACGGTAGCGAAGATATTGCCGTAACACCTGCTGAAACAAATGGTGAATTTAAAGAATACAAATATTCAGCAACAGGATTATTAGACTTTACTGCTTTCCAAATTAAGATTGCAATGAAAGGTACTAATTCAGCACACGCTCCTAGAATCAAAGATTTAAGAGGAATTGCATTGGCGGTGTAGTATGACAAGATTGAAAGTTGAAGGTTATTCTAGTTTAGTAAGAGAAGTAAATTCAAAAGGTATTGTAAATACAAATACCTCAGAATATATGACTTATATGAAAAGAGTGAGAGCTAGAGAACAACACGGTGACCAAATTCGTAATGCGTGTAAAGAGATAAATAATCTTAAACAAGAGTTATATGAAATTAAAAATTTAATAAAAGAGATGGTTAAAAAATAATGGCAGCTAGAACAATATTACAAACCGATACACTAGAAACCTTTAGACTACAGTTTAATGCTTTGTCTTCACAGGACTTTGGTGATATTGCGACACTATCAGGCGCTATTTCAGCGACTAATATTGTTGATGCAATGAATGAAACTATCGGTATTGCAACATCTACTGCCGGTTTTACAATTGAAGATAGTTCATCAACTCAACAGATTATCGGTGGTGGTGATACTTTAAGAGTATTTGGTACTTCAAATGAAATTGAAGCAGTTGTAAGTGCAACAGATACTTTAACAATTGGTTTACCAAATAATGTAACTATCGGAAATAATTTAACAGTTACAAATGATTTAACTGTATCAAACACAGCAAATATTGGTTCTTTAAATACAGCAACAATTAGTTCAGTTGATAGTACAACAGTTACAGTAAATGATAACTTTTCAGTTTCAGGTAACTCTACATTAGGTACTATCTTTATAAATGGCAATACAATTAATACAACTGACTCTACAACATTAACATTAGGTACAAACACAGTTGTTGACGGCACTTTTGGTGTTGTTGGTGGTTCTACATTAGGAAATGTAAAACTTGGAATACCAGGACAATATGATTTAACATCTACATCAGGTTTCTTTAGTGTTGATGCAACACTTTACTTAGCACCAAACAGACCACTTGTGTTTGAAGGTGCTACAGCAGATGACTTTGAAACAACTTTAAGACCTGTTGATGCAACAGCAGACAGACTTATTTTTATACCAAATGAAAACGGTACTATTATTACTACAGGTTCTATAGACGCAATTACAGAATCAATGATGGCCAATGATGCAATTGGTTCAGCAGAATTAAAAAGTGTTGTACAATTAATTATCTACAATTCTTCAGGAACACCATTAAAAACACTGTACGGCGCAGGTGCATAAATATGAGATTAGATTATGGCAGTAAGAACACCTTTATACAATAACGCTGGTAATATCCAGCAAATGACAAGTACAATGATTGATGAAATCATTGCACAAGTTGTATATCAATACTCAGTAAATCCAGGGGTTGCTCTTAGTGTAGTAGGTTCAGGTGGAAACTTAGGTACAATTTCAGATACAAGATTACAAGCAGGTGCGGCCTCTACTAGTACAACAGGATTTCCTAGTGAAGCAACAACAGCAGAACCTTCAGTTGTAACAGTCAATTATTCAAAAATTAATCAATCTTTAGCAGGCACATCTTTAACAGCAGACACAGGTAAATTATATCCCGTTTACTTAGATGGTTCTAATAATATGGTTGCTATGACTTTACAGGATATGAAAGATACTTTTATTCATCCAGCAATTGATTTATTAACAAGTGGTTCTACAACAACAAGTCAAGCAGGTACATATTATATTTCAAGTACAGCTTCAGTTTCAGGTGCAACCGAAGTAAGTGGTATTAGTACGGCAGTTTTTTCAAATACAGAAGCAGATACATCTCAATATACAGCAGCTGGTATTGGAGAAACTTTAGACCAACCACAGACTTTACAAAATTTTTATTTACAAAGAATTACAAGAACAAATCCAACTTATACACTACCAATGTATATTAGAAGTGATAACAATATACAAGTTTATCCTACAAGTGATTTTGAAACAATGATTAAAAACTTAATTGATTACACAGCAGAAAGTTCAGCAGACGGTTATTCAATTTCATATAATTTGGGTACTTCAGGTTCAGGTAATACTAGAGGTTCTGGTATGACAGATACAAGATTAAATGGTTCTGGTAATTATCAAACAAGATTTGTTAATGCTGATGATTATAGAGCACAAGAATTTCCAAACGGTACTTCCGTTGCAGTAAATACATATTATTTAAGAATTAATAAATCTTAATTAATTTAAAGAGGTTATTATGAATATATTATTAACAGGCAGTGATGGATTTATAGGCTCTCATCTATTCTCACATCTAAAAAAGAAACATAGTGTAATTGGATTGGATATTAAAAATAATAATAATATTCTTTCTTGTGATTTACCTAATAACATTGATTTAGTCATTCATCTAGCCGGTCTTTCAGGTGTTAGAGATAGTTTAACACGACCCACAGAATATTGGAAAACAAATGTAATTGGTGGTCAAAGACTATTTGATTTTTACAAAGATACTAGAATAATCTATGCAAGTTCAAGTACAGCTTGGGAACCTTGGAGAAATCCATATGCAATGAGTAAGTACAGTTTAGAACAATTACAACATTCTAATTCTTTAGGTTTAAGATTTACAACTGTTTACGGACCTAATGCTAGAGAAAATATGTTAATACCTTTAATAATAAAAAATAAGGTGCATTATTTAAATGTAAATCATATTAGAGATTTTATTCATGTAGATGATATTATTTCAGCAATAGATACTATGATGTCTATTAACCTAACAGGAGTGATAGATGTAGGCACCGGAGTATCTAATAAACTTGTTGATATTGCTAGTTACTTTAAATTAGATTATATCAAAATGATAGGTGATGAAACTGAAAGACTGGACAATACTGCTGATACAACTGTACTAAATAAATATGGTTGGAAAGCAAAAGTGAATTTGTACCAATACATTGAGGAAAATAAATATGTTAACTAAAGAATACTTAGATAAAAACTTTATCACAGCACATTTTTGTGATAATGAAAGAACACAAATAGAAATCATTACAAAATCGGAAGACGGAAAGGCAATCATACCTACTGTTATTCCTTTTGATAAATCACATCCTTGGTGTGAGTTGTTATTTCAATATGTAGATTTAGACCAATTACACGAAAATACTTGGAATAAAATACAAGATGATAGAGATGCCTTTAAAAAGGTAGTTTGGGATATTGCAAAACAAGACGGTATCTTACAAGAAGTTGGTAAGAAAAATGCTGAAGATGTATTTGGTATTATCAATGACTTTATCTTTAACTTTGACGAAACAAAAGCAGAACAATTATTTGCTTTTAAATTGGCCTTATTTGAAATTGAAAAAGTTAAAAATGCAAGTAATGATGTAAAATCTACAATTAGAAAATCAAAGAGTCCTCAGGAAGCTTTGATGGCCGTGTTCTCTATAAAATAGTTTTTCCACCAACCAGACCAGCCTTCTTGGAACATCATATATCTTTGATTAAATAACCATATATTGTAATCATTATTTTCAGGTTCATATTCGTGGCCTTGAATTGTATTACAAATGTTTTTCCAAGATTTATGTTCTATATTTTCATAGATGAATTGGTCCATACCTCTATAGTATTTCTTTTCTAAACCTATTACATCTTTTTCAAAATATTCAAAGATATGTGATTGGTCACCATACCAAGACATAATAGAAGAATTGACAGGTGTATGTTTGGCTTCTCTCCACCAACAATGTACTAAATGTAAATCTTTTTGTATAATCTCTTCAGGTACTTTGCCTTTTATGACTACATCTAAATCAAAATACAAGTTTTGACCTTTTGTAAAATCTCTAAACATTTGTAGTTTATTAAAGACGCCTGTATAACTATCTTTTGTTATGACATTAAAACTATCATAATATAAACCTGAGTATTTGTCAATCATATGTTTTAAATTATTAACATACCACTTAGAATACTTTTGACCTGTACAAACACATATTATATTCATTGCCAATACTCCTTTAACCAATTATCATTTGCTTCGTGTATAGTTGTATTAGGGTTAGCAAAATGAATTAGTTTTAATCTAGGATTAGGTTGGTCCATAATCATATAATCATCATTAAATACTTCACCATATTTTATATTGTATTTCATATTTCTAACACTATCTTGTGTCCATTTACCAATCCATTCACCAGGCATTAGTGTAATTTTTTTGCCTTCTCTTTGACAGATATGTTGTACAAAGTTTTGTTCACCATAATATTTGTAGTGTACAATACCCTCATAGTAAAAATGTGTTTGCCAATATTCAATGTTTCTCACAAAGTTATCCCATACACATTTTAAACTACCTGACTTAAACTTATAAAATCCACCGTTTAATCTTGGTGCAAGTCTATCACCTAAGTTCCACCATCTTTCAATAGATATTAATTCATCATCTTTTACAGGATAATTAATCATATCTGTAATATCTGATACTACAACTTGGTCAATATCCATTATGATAATATCATCACCAGGTTGTTGACCACCAAATAAAGGACTAAAGAAGGCCAGTTTGTGCCAGTGTATTTTAATATCACCTGTTTTATAGATAGGTATTATTCTATCTGCCTCAATATCATTGGTGTCAGATAAACAAACAAATTCAAATGGTACTTTACAGTATTTTTTTAAACCTCTATATAAGTTAGTTACATACTTTGGTGTATATTTGCCTTCAAAATAAACTGTAAATATTCTAATCATTTTCTATACCATACTTTTGAGATTTTTTGTTTTTAGAACAAAATGTCACACATTGTTTCAAAGGGTTTGTTGTAAAACTATCTTTTAAATCTTTTTTAAACCAAGGCGTTTTTATAATGTCTAGCAGATTTCTATTAAATACATTATAGTCTTTATCCTTTTCTTTATAATCTTTTATTAATTCATGTTTATGCATTAAATCATCATTATTTTCAAAATAAGGATTGCAAACATAACAACAAGGCATAACTTGACCATCAGGATTTATTAATATTCTATTTCTATTTGCCCACGCACAAGTAATTTGTAAATCATCTTTTGGTATAGATAAGTTTTCTGGTTTTCTATTACTCAATTTTATAGATGTTTTTAATTTTGTTGTTTTCTTAAATTTACTTTTTTCCGGTGCATCTATTTCCATAGTTATAATTTCTTCATTTGGTCTTTTTTCGTCTTTTGTAAATGTTTGTTTTATATTAATGAAAGGTTGTTCTAGTGTTTCTGGTTGGCCTTTTGCATTAACAAAATTGTAAACAGAACCTTTTAGAAATCTGTTTGTTTCAATTACATAATGATGAGATGAACCGTGTTCTCTACACATAAGTTCTATATCTTTTAGATATTGTTCATTGTGTTTAAATGCTATTGTTTGTGTAATAATACCAGCAGGAGTATTATTTAAAATGTCCATATTATTTAAAACTTTTTTTAAGAAACTTTTTTGTCTATATCTTTCGTGCATCTCCTGATTGATACCCTCAACAGCAAATATAACTTCTAATTTTTTACCACCTATAGTTCCTAACTCCCACCAAAAATCATCATTTCTAAGTGAACCATTTGTATTAATTAAAATCTTAGCATCATTATTCACTTCTCTAATATATCTTACAATTTTAAGAATGTCTTTATTAATAATAGGGTCACCCCAAGTTCCACAGATATTAAATTCTCTAGTGGCTTTACAGACATTTTCAGGATAAGCCTGTTTAAACTGTTCTATAGACCAATCTATGTCTGGCAACCAATCTGCTGTTCCACAACCGTCTGGATTGGTCCTATGACACATTGGACAACCAACATTACATTTGGTAGTAATATCAATAAACAGTCTTAATTCTGCTGGATGCCACATAGTTTAAATACTCTTTCAAAGTTCTTATCTATCACATGTAGTAAATGAGCCTTAGACATATCTTCTTTATTGGGTGCTAGATGACCAGATAATAACATAAAGTGCCATTCTGGTTTTAATTTGTGATAAGGTATATTTTTATACTCTAAATGAAAAGTAAAAAAGACTTCATTGTTTAAAAAGAATTTATTTGTTAGTTCTTTACCAAACATCTGTTCTTCTTTTGCTTGTATTAGTGTATCTACTTTAAATACAAAATCATCAAATAGTTTCATATCTAATATTGCTTTACTATTGCCTGCTAAAATACCTGTGTTAATAATATCTTCCGTACCTGTTATATTATGTGTCATTAACATAGCTCTTTTAGCCATCATTTTACAATACATACTTTGTTTGTCAAACTTAGATACTATTTCACCAAAGTCACTTTTATTTCTATCGTGTGTTTTTAAATCACCAATTGACCATATATTCTTTTTATTTGCATTGATAGCCAATGCATTAATTCTTGTAAAATCTAAATGTCTAAAAATAGAATAGTGTGTATTAGGTACAACATCAAAATCTAAGTAAACTACCTCATCATAATATCTTGCCATTTGTTCAAATAAAAATAACTTATAGAAGTTCATTATATCAAAGTCTTTTCTATTCATACCAAAATGCATACCAAACTTTTCTTTGAATAGATTAAACAAATCATTTTTAGGGTCATCATTTGCAAGAAACAATTTAAAATCTGCTTCACAATCTTCAGCGTAAGTATCTTTGACTTTTTTTAGAATATCAAAATTTTTCTTATATTCTAACTTGGTTCTCATAGACTTAGGCATTGTATCACCAGCGTATGGATTATTATTTTCTAAATGACTATCTGGTATTTCATTGTAAATACTAAAGATTATTCTTTTCATATCTATCCCATGCTAATAAAAACTCTTTGTTAATACAGTGGCAAAATTTAGTAACCTTTGGCACATAATATACTTTGTCAAAAAAGTAATGCCATTGTTTATCTAGCCATTGATGTGGAGTTTTTGTTGTTTGTAATTTATAACTAAAGACTGTTTCATTATCATATGCAAACATTTGTACAATATTTGGTGGATAAAGTCCGTCTAATTTAGTTCTTAATAAAGTCATTAAATCTAGTGTGCCTCTAAAATCTTCAAAATATCTTAATTGTTGAATATGCTCTTTCTTTGCACCAATAATACCTGTATTGATAACATCATTTTTAGGGTCGTGTCCTGTTTCAATCAACATAGCCTGAGCATTGTAAAATTTTGCAGTAGGACTTCTATCTGTGTGATTGAGTTTATGTAAAGGTTGATTTCTAGCATTTACATGAATATTGTTATTATATATTGCAATACCTTTATTTAAGTCCCACACTTCAAAAAAGTTTTCATTTGTTAAAGGCACAACATCAAAATCCAAGTATAATATTTCATCATACTTTTCCGCTAGTTCATATAGTAAATGAATTTTGTAAAAATTGACTACAGAATAGATATTGATTTCTGGATAGTTTGTTGTAAAAAAGTCCAAGTATTCTTTGTATTGATTATCATATTCATACAAAATATAATCAACACCAATAGATTTTGCGTATCTCTGGTGGCTGCGTTTTAACTTATCGTAATTTTCTTTAAATGCTTGTTTTGTATTCTTCTTTTCAACACCAGGTTTGTCGTGCATATAAAACTGACCTTCTGGTATATCAATGTACAAACTATAGATAACTTTTTTCATCTCATCCTGCCATTATAAATAATCATATAATATAGGTATTTATAATGATAGACAGAACGCTTGAGGTGATAGACCAAATTACGACTGACCAAACAGTCAAGTCAATTATCAATTCAATCAACTATAATCAAACTAAAAGTAAACTCTGGCTTATTCAAAAGTCAAGGCCTTTTGTTGAAATGATTTCAGAACCGTCTGTATGTATTGCAGCTGGGTGGTATGGCCATTTAGCAAAACTTTTTAGACAAATGACTTATGGTAAAATTGTAAGTTATGATATGGACCCAATGTGTAAAACTATTGGTGAAAAATTACAGAAAGGTCAAAACATTAATTTTATTACAGAACAGATGCAATCATTTGACCCATATGATTTTAATATCAATATATGTACTTCTTGTGAACATATAAAGCAAGAAGATTTAAATAACTATATTAGTAAAATGAATAAGAGTAGTTTAAAGATATTGCAATCTAATAACTATATTCAAGTAGAAGAACACATTAATTGTAAAGAAAATTTAGAAGATTTTGTGAGTGAATTTAAAATAGGCAAGTTATTATTTAAAGGCACTTTGAAGTTAGACAAGTATGATAGGTATATGGTGATTTTTATATGAAATTTATAAAAGACAAAGGTAAAAGACAACCAACAAAATTAGACGAATTTGTTAAGAAAAACAAATCTTATTGTCCTATGGCTTTTAGAGAAATTTATGTTGACAATGCAGGTCAATATAGATTATGTTGTCACGCAACTCAAAGAGAAGACTTAAAAAAATACCAAGACAACAATACATTACCTTTTGAATATTTTAGGTCAGATGAAATGGAACAAATTAGAAATGATATGTTCTTAGGTAAACCAATAACAGGTTGTGAAAGATGTTATGAAATGGAAAAAAGAAATGGCCATTCTTATCGTACAGACAAATATTTGAGAAAATACGGTGTTGTAGATGATGTTGACCAAATTAATTTAAAATTAAGAATTAACGGTTCTGCTTGTAACTTAGGTTGTTATATGTGTTTTCCTTACAATTCATCAACTAGAAGAAATGAATTAAAAGCTGTTTTTGGTAATGCTTATAAAGAAATAAATGGATTTGGTAAAGAATATAAGGCTGTAAAACACGACCAATGGGAAAATATGGTACAAGATGTAATGGACAATATTCATCTAGTCAACTATATTAATATGACAGGTGGTGAACCATTACAATTACCAAAACATTGGGAGTTTATGGATAGAATACCTGAAGAACACGCTAAACATATAAAAGTAGGTTATGATACTAACTTAACAAAATTAAGGTGGAAAAATCATAGTATATTTGACTTAGCAGATAAATTTGAAGAAATTAGTTTAGGTGTTTCTTGTGACCATTACGGTGAAAAACTAAAATGGATTAGATATCCTATAGATGTAGAAGAATTTGAAAGTAATCTAATAGAGGCAAAAGGCCTAGTTAAGAATTTAAACTGTACCGTATCATTACTTAATATAGATGACTTACACGAAATGGCAAGGTATTACAGAAAGAAATTTGATTTAGATGTAACCTTTCATAACATTGCAAGAGGTCCTGAGATGTTATCAATATGTAATTTACCAGGTCATTTAAAAGAAAAATATACAATGTTATATAAAGACTTCCCTTATGTTGTCGAAGAATTACAAAAAGTACCTCATAGTAAAGGTTCTATAGAACAAATGAAAAACTATTGCGATAGATTATCACAACATAGAAACTTTGATTGGAGAAAATTGTGGCCGAATTTTTTAACTTAAAGAGAGGCCTTAATATAGACATATCATTCAGATGTCCACTAGAATGTTATGCTTGTGATAGACAAAGAGGATATCGTAATCACGGACTAAGTGTTCCTGGTGATGATATGACAATGAAACAATTTGAAAAAGTAATACATTGTTTTCACAAAATTTCTTTTGCAGGTAATTTGTCTGACCCTACAGGCAATCCTAAATTAATGGATTTTTTAAAACTGTGTTATGAACATAATAAATCAACCCACATTATGACAGCTGCAACACATAGAACAAAAGAGTGGTACATAAAAGCATTTGAGGCACACCCTAAAGCCAGATGGACATTTGGTATTGATGGATTGCCTGAAGAAAGTTGTTTACATAGAATTAATCAGGATGGTGAAAAACTATTTGACATAATGAAAACTTGTAGAGAAATGGGACTACAAACTAAATGGCAATACATTATTTTTAAATATAACCAAGACCATATTGAACAAGCAAAAAAACTTGCAAAAGATATTGATGTTATATTTGAATTAGTATATTCAGGTAGATTTTCAAATATCAATGACCCATATAGGCCAACTAAAGATGAAATTACGACCAGACTGTACTAAACTAGATAAGAAATTTGGATGGTCAGCACAAGGTTATCTATTGCCTTGTTGTTGGTGTGATTTAAAATCTACATTTGATGGCAGACAAGGTGCATTGTCTGAATTAGTTAAAGAACATTTACATATAGATAAAGTTCAAAGTATTGATGAAGTATTAGACACACCAGAATGGAAAAACTTTCATAAAGTAATTACTAGTGAAAAGATAACAAGTGAAACACCTGAGGTTTGTATAAAACATTGTGGCCAAGGTATGAGGTCGGTAAGAGTAAAAGAGAATGATTAAGACATACGAAGTTGCACCACAAGATGTTCAAAAAGATATTGATTACATATATCAAACAGTGATTAATAAAGGTGGTAGACGGTCAAAAAATTATAGAAAAGAATATATGCAAGAACCTATCGTAGGTGTAACTATTAGATATGATGAACAAGGTAATCCTGTTTCTACTGCTAGAATATTATATAGAGATTGTTATGATAGTTCAATAAGAGTATTTGACAGATATGCTTTAATTGAGGGTAATACAGGTTTGTTGCCGTCTGATTATGATGGTTTATTTAAAAAATCTTCCTCAGATATGTTAGAACAACAAACAGATTTTTGTTTAGAAAAAGGATATAAATGTATCTTTATTTGTATGGAGTTACAAGTTCAAAGAACCTTAAAAAGAGTAATAAAAGGACACAATAAATATTCAAAACATATATGGAAGTTTGACGGACCTCATTATGTAACTTATAAAAAGTCAACAGGTGGTTTACAATATTTGGGTTACACTGGCCGTGAATTTAGGAGAAATGATGGATTATACTATACAGAATTGGAAAGATAGAGATTTAACACCTTTAATTAACAATGATACAGATTTAATTGTTATTAAAGATGCACCAGCTTCTCAATTAAAACTATTTAATTTCTTAACATCATATTACGAAATTGCACCACAAGACCCTATGGATAAAATCTTTTTAGATATTACTTTATCAGGTGTTCACCACGAATTATATGGTAATACAGATTTAGAATGGCACATTGATAAAGGTTATACTCAAAGACCTGTCAATGTAACAGGACTATATGCATTAGAAATAGAGGGCAGTGTTGGCCGTACAATGTATGTTGATAATAGAATTGACTGTCCTGTTCCAAATAAAAAAATTACAGTAGATATGGACAGATTTACAAGTAATGAAAGATATGGATATAAATTTAAATCTGAAGTAGAGAGAAGATGGTTTAGAAGAAAACACAAAGATGTTTGGCACGATTTAGTACAAGAAGATAAAAAAGGTAAGTATGTTTATTATTGTGAAGCTTATACTGAATTGCCTGATAATGAAAAAGAACAAATAGAAAAATTACTTTACGAACCTAGTAGAATATATTATCATCAATGGGAAAAAGGTGACTTTGTTGTTGCAAATAATAAAACAACAAATCATAAAAGAGAAGCTACTCAATCAGGTAAAAGACACCTATGGAAGATTGAGGGTTATCTTAATTAGTCTTAATTAATTTAATAAAGAAATAAGTAGGGTCAATAGGACCTAATCTCAACTTTTTAGAATTATCGTGGTGTGTTTTGTGATACCCCTCACCAGCTGTAAACAAATTTAACCAATGACTATTTGCAGCTTTACCGTCTTTGTGTAAGTATGCATTAAATAATCCAAAAAGATGTGAGCTGAGTACACAAGGTACGGCATATGCAAATACAAATAGTAATGGATGAATTAAGAATAAAGTAATCACTAACGCAAATACCATTTTAAAGTAATGTCTGTGAAAGAACATTAAAATCTTATTATCAATAAGGCCTTTAAAAAATCTCTTTTCTATTTTGCCGTCTAAACCCCATAGATTAAAATAAATCTTCCAAAAACCGTGATGTACAGGACAACTAGGGTCTTTAGGTGTATCTGAATATGCGTGATGTTGTCTATGTATGGCTGCTCTAGTCAAATAAGGACCTGAACCTACAAACAGACTTAAAAAGTTTGTAAAGTATTCAAACCATTTACCTGTTTCAAAAGATTTATGAGAATAGTATCTGTGATAACCAGCACTTGATGAACAAATTGTAATGACATAGTACCATAGAAATCCAGCTAGAAACATCCACAATTCACCGTAGATGAAACCTGGTATCAATGCCAAGTGGCAAAGAAAATGATTGATGAGTAATTTGTGTGTAGTCTTTAGCGATTTCATAATAAAATAATTAAATTTAAATTGTTGGTTCTTCAGTTGATTCTACTGAAGCATATGTTAAACCTCTATTATTTAAATAATCATCTCTATTTGTTACAGATGCAAGATATTCACCAGAACCATAAAATTCATTAAAACTAGCAAGTGAATCAAAACCTATTTTAATATACTGTTCATAACCACCTACAGATTGTTTAACTTCATAATGAATGACTTTACCCTCAGATTGAAATTGTTGTAGTTTTTGTCCAACAATTTGATTTCCAAGTTCATCCTGACGGACATACCAAATTCTGTCCGTGCTATCTCTTGTATATGTAATTTTTTGCCAGTAAGCCATAAAACTATTTATCCTCTATGTTTTGTAAAAATACTTATACCTAATTTATTTTTAACACCAATCTTTGTAAAATCACTTGCACAGTGTAATCTACAACAATCAAATACTATTGCATTGCCTGGTGTCCAATTGTGTGCTGAGTTAAAACTCAAACCCTCTAACCATTGGTCTTTTAAATGTGTCAAATACTTCTCTTTCATAATACTATCAAAAGGTTCGTCTGTTTTACCTAATACATCTTTGTAATCATTTACAATTGTATTATAGTGTGTTTCTACATCTTGTTCACCTTTAAAAAACTTACTAGGTCCTTCTAAGTAAACTTGGTCAAAGAAACATAAATGTGGTTCTTCTTCACCATCATATTCTAAAGGTATGTTAAATGCTTTATAAATTTTTGGCCATTTTTCTCTATTATCATCATTGTGTATAATATGAGGCCTCTCTACATAAAAAAACATTCCGTGATATATTTCACTATCAGGATATAACTTATATATTTTATTTTCTATTTTTTTTAATACATCTATGTTATAATCTTTTATAGCTGCAGTAATAGGTCCTGTATTTTTATGTACTTTATTTGATGTATTATAAAACATATTACACAACTCTTCAATATCTTTTTTATCAATAAAGTTTTCTATGTAATATGTTTCTTCTAATCTTTCTAATATAAAGTCTTTGTCTTCTTGTGTTCTAGTGAGCATGTTGTAAATTTGCAATTAGTTTTGATACATTAGCAGATGTAAAAGGAACATTTATAATTAAGTGTGTACTATTTTTTGCCCAACTCATAGTTCTATGTATCTTTTTAGTATTAATAAAATATGGTCTACCGTGTTCAATTAACATTTTTTCATTACCGTGAATCCAATCAAAGTTTAATGGTTCACAATCTTGTAAGAACACAGCAATTCTAAAAGAGTCCCTAGGCATAGTTGGGTGGTCTCTATGAGGTACAAAATAACCACCGATACCTGACTTCACTAAAAAGGTTCTGCCTAACGGAGAAAATTCTTCTAATAAAGGATGTAAACTAGGTAATCTATCGTATGCTTCAGTTGGCACATTAAAATCTGCTTCGTGTAATCTTCTACCTGCTTCTACACAGGCCTGTGCCAAACTAGGATTATCTTGGTGTGTTTTGCCTGGTAAGTTTGTAACTGCTAAACCTAATCTATTATTAGGTCTATCTTCTCGTGGTAAGTAATCAACCCATTCAGAGTCAAATTCTTTTATCTCTTTTTGAAATTGTTTGTAATTGATTTTTATTCTTAAAGGTTCCCAATCACCAATACTTAATAAAGCAAGTTCATCAGCAACTGTGCCTAATTCTACTTTTGAAGTGTCGTAGAGAACAGGTCTTCCACTTACACCTTTTTTAACTATAACATTATCTACCATAATATACCTCTATCTTATTTATATGTGTTTGATAAGACTGTCAATTGTAGGTTTGTTTGTTCTATTTGGTCCTCTTGTAACATCTGGTGTTACATTACCGTAATCAAATCCGTGTTTAACACCATCTTTAAAAACTTCTCTTTGAATACTAGTATCTTCACCGTCCATTTTGTCAATGTAACCTAAACCTAAAGACATCATACCATATCTATTTACTCTACCTAATTTTTCTGCTACGGCAAGTTCACCTAAACAACCATTAAATCCAGTTTGTATGCCTTGTTCTTCAGCAGCTAACATTGCAATTGTACTACTGACCATACAATCATTAAAAGTTTCTTTATTTTTAACATTTGCAACCCATATCAAAACTACAGGTGCAAGAAGTTGGCCATTATATCGTCTGTTACCTATAGGTCCTTCTTTTAGTCTTTCGCCATCTATACAATAAGTATTTTCCCAATATAACCATTGTTTGATTTCATTAGCTTTGTCACTATTACCTAGCACAAAGATTTCATACTTATATTTGCCATTTTTAGACGGAGACAGATATGTACAATCTAAGACATACTGTAATTTGTCTTCTTCAACGGTTTTTTCAGACCACCATTTTGCAGTAAACCTATTGGATAACAATTCTTTCAACATACCATTATTTATTCCATTATAAATAATAGTATTATAACATAGGAGATTATTATGGCAGTAATGATTGATGGTGTCGAATATGATGAAACTAAATTTAGTCCTGAATTACAAAACTATATAGTGGTAAGACAGGAAATTCAGTTATCAAAAATCAGACACCAATTAGAGCTTGAGAAAATTGAAGTATTAACAACTCATTATAACAAAAAGATAAAAGAATTAGTAGAAAAAGAAACTGGTAAGTAGAAATGGCCGCAATAGCAAATCTAAGTATTGACCAAGGGGCAACTTTTACCTCAGATGTAACTGTTAAAGACGCAAACGGAAATGCTTTCAATTTAACAGGTTACACAGCTGAGGCAAAAATGGCCAAAGGGTATGCCTCAACTAGAACAAGAACAAGTTTTACGGCAACCGTAGCCGCTGATGCATCCACAGGAGTGGTAACATTATCGCTAACGGCAGCTCAGACCGCAGCCTTAGATGCTGAAAGATATGTGTATGACCTGGAGATTACACAAACCTCTAGTGGAAATGTCACTAGAGTCATAGAAGGCATTATTTCTGTTAGACCACAAGTTACTACTTAATTCAACTCTTTTTTGTTATAAATATACAAGAGGAGAGAATAATGCCTGATATTACAGCAAAAATAAATGTAAATACTTCACAAGGACCACAACAAGTTTCAGTATCCTTGCCATCTGCTCAGGCGGCACAAAACAGCTCTCTACAGTTAAAATTGTTAGGTGATGTTGATACAACTTCTTTAGATGATGGAGCAATCTTACAGTATAGGTCAAGTGATGGCAAATTTGTTACAAGAACAGAAATTGTGACAACTACTGGAACATTAACATTTAATTGTGGAGCATTTTAGGAGTTTTAAATGGCAACAGTAATTCAGATAAAAAGAAGTTCGGGTACTACAGCACCTAGTACGCTGAAACTCGGTGAATTAGCTTATACTTATGGAACAGGTTTACAAGGCAATCTTGGAGATAGATTGTTTATTGGTGAAGGTGGTGTTGACGGTAATGGTGATGCAAATAATATATCAGTCATAGGCGGACAATATTTCACAGACATGCTCGACCATGTCGCAGGTACTTTAACAGGCAGTTCAGCCCTTATAGCAGATGCAAACTTAGCAATCGACCAAGTTATTGTTGGTAATTCAGCCACAGTAGGTGGTACAGTAAAATTAAATGAAGGTACAAATAACGGCACAAACTTTATTGGTTTAAAAGCTCCTAATACCGTTACTACTACAACAACATTTACATTACCAGATGGCGACGGAACAGCAGGTCAATTTTTAAAAACAGACGGTTCAGGTAATTTAGATTTCGCAACTGTTAATCAGTTTATTGACTTAGCATTTACAGATGAAAGTTCTACACAAGGTGCAGTACAAATTGGTAATGCAATGGAATTTTTAGCAGGTGAAGGTATTAACACAATTGCAAGTGGTAACACTTTACAAATCGCAGGTGAATTAGCAAGTACATCAAACATTGGTGTGGCTTCATTTACTTCAGATAACTTTACAGTAACAAGTGGTGATGTAGCAATTACTACAGTTGACGGAGGTTCATTCTAATGATTAATATTTTTAAGAAGATTATTAATACAGTTATAGGAACATATGACGAAGAAAAACCTGATTTAAAAAATTTAGAAAAGAAAACAAAAGTTGAGTTAGAAAAACTTGGCAGAAAAGTTGGTATTGAGTTAGATAAAAGATTAACAAAAGATAAACTCATTAAACAGATTAAGAAGCATTGTAAATAATGGCAACAGTAATTAAACTTAAAAGAAGTGAAACGGCTTTAGCCATACCATCAGCAGGTTCATTACAGGCTGGTGAATTGGCAATGAATATCACTGACGGAAAGTTTTATACAAAAACATCAGGTGGTTCAGTTGTTGAAGTTGGTGGTGCAGGTTCAGTTACACTACAAGATGTTACTGATAACGCAGCTATTACTACAAATGATATTACATTAAACGGTTCAAATTTAGTTTTTGAAGGATTTTTAGAAAATGCTTTTGAAACAACTTTAACAGTTGCAGAACCAACTGCTGATAGAACAATTACATTACCTAACCAATCAGGTACAGTTGCTATGGATGGTGATGCTTTGGCATACTCAATAGTATTTGGAGGATAATAAGTGGCAAGTAGTTTTAAAAATGCAGGACTTGATGTTGGTGTTTTAGATGACGCAACAGGTAATATGTACACAGCTACAGGCTCAGGTGTATCTGCTGTTGTTCACGCCATTTATATTTCAAACAAAAGTGCTACCAATGTTGCAAAAGTAAATGTTAAAGTTACTACAGATGGTGGTTCTACTTTTTATCACATTGGTAGAAGTTTAGAGGTTGATGTAAATAACACTTTAGTTTTAGACAAACCTATCAACTTAGAGAACAATGATATTATAAGAATTTATGCAGACCCTAATCCAGACAGTTCGTCTGTAGATGTTGAAGCGTATGCAAGTATTTTGGAGATTAGTTAATGGCTATTAATAATCATGTTGTAAATACAGGCGGCCGTGGTAATAATATGTTTAGTGAGACCTTTCACGGTCTTAGAAGAACACAAGACGGTAAATTGTATTACACACTAAGAGATAAAAATGTAGGTACTTTTAGTAATGATGGTGGTACTACTGAATTATCTAGTGACGCTGATTATGTCGCAGTTGTGGAAGAATATATTTCTGGTACAGATGATACTTTTACAGGTGATGGTTCTGATACAACTTTTACACTAGGTGAAAGTTATCCTAGTGACGGCGCAGATAGATTGGCTGTATTTGTAGATAGAGCAAGACAAACAGCAACTACAGACTATTCTGTATCTGGTACTACATTAACTTTTACAAGGGCTCCTCATAACAATGCGGAGATTTTTGTAAGACATATTAAAAAAGAATATAAAAATAATGTTTCTGACACTTATCAACAATATAAGTTTGAGGGTGGTAGAAATTATTACAAATTAAATAGCGACGGTAAGTTAGTTAAAGTAGAAAACAAGAAAATGCCTGTAGATGAGGCAAACTTTCCTGATGATGTATTAGATAGTGACTTTGGAAATTATAACGGAAGTTCAATTGTTAATGCAACTACTTACTCCGTGTAGTATAAATATATGGGAATAACAAGGTAAAAAAATGGCAGATTTTGTACTAGGAAGACTAAAATTTAAATGGCGTGGCGATTGGGGCACCTCGACTGCCTACCTTATTGACGATATTGTAAAATATGGTGGTAATACATATGTCTGTGTTACAAACCACACATCTCAATCTACAGAAGCCAACTTCTACACAGATTTTCAATCAAACTCATATTGGCAATTACATACTGAAGGCCTTTTCTTTAAAGGTGATTGGGCTGGTTCGACATTTTACAAATTAAATGATTTAGTTAAATATGGTGCATATCAATATAGATGTATTTTACAACACACATCTGGTGGTTCTTTTGCAATTGGTTCAAATTGGCAAGTTTATTCTGAAGGATTACAATGGGAAGATACTTATGACCCTAGTACAGTTTACCAAGACGGTGATGTAGTAAACTATGGTGGTTACACATATGTTTATGTTAACGCAACACCAGCTTCAGGACAAACACCTACAGATAATTCATATTGGGATGTTTTAACAACAGGATATAATAATACAGGCGATTATAATAATTCTACAGCCTATAAAACAGGTGATGTTGTAAGATATGGTGGTAACACATATGTTGCTGTTGCTAATCATTCTTCACAATATCCAGCAAATACAGATGGTTCTACAAATTCTTCTTATTGGGAATTAGTTGTACAAGGATTTAAATACCGTTCAGGTTATAGTGCTTTAACAACCTATAATATAGGTGATGTAGTAAGAT